AGGCTTCGGGGACGTCCCGACCTGCGACCGTCTGACGCAGTCCGGGCTGCGGGTCTGCCAGATAGACCTCGCCACCCACGAGGGGCGAACGTCGACGTGGGGCAACTCGACCGAACGACGCTACGGACCGGCTGACGTCGAGCGTCTGCGGGCCGAGGTGACGTCGTGAAGGTCGGGGTCACCGGCGGCGCCGGGTTCATCGGCTCCTGGGTCACCGACGAGCTGCGCCGCCGTGGCTGCGAGGTCGTGTGCTTCGACCGCTGGGGACACCACCCCGACGGATCCGTGCTCATGCTCGGCGACGTGCGAGACGCCACAGCGGTGACCGAGTTCGCCGCCTCGGTCGACGGCATCATCCACCTCGCCGCTGTCCTCGGCACCTCGGAGACCATCGCCAACCCTCGCCCGGCGGCCGAGACCAACATCCTCGGGACGCTCAACGTGTTCGAGGCGGCAGCGCAGTACCGGCTACCGGTCGTCAACGCTGCGGTCGGTAACGCCCGGATCGGGCGTGGCACCTACTGCGTGACCAAGACCTGCGCCGAGGACTTCGTCGCCATGTACGTCCTCGACCGTGGGCAACGGTTCGTGTCGGTGCGCCCGGTCAACGCCTACGGCCCGGGGCAGAAGGCGCCCGACCCGTGGGGATCGTCGAAGGTACGCAAGATCATCCCGACGTTCGCCTGTGCTGCGTTGACCGGCCAGCCGGTCCCGCTGTACGGCGGCGGCCGCCAGGTGTCGGACTGCGTGTGGGTCGGCGATGTCGCCAGGGCGTTCGCCGATGCGCTCGAGATCGCCGCCGGATCCGGTCCGCTGCCCGACCGGCCGGTCGAGGTCGGCCCAGTCGAATCCTCGACCGTCCGCCAGGTCGCCGAGCTAGTGATCGCTGCCGCCGGGTCCGGCTCGATCGACGACCTACCGATGCGCCCCGGCGAACCCGCCGGCGCTGTCGTGCGAGCAGACACCTCGACACTGGCGTCGATCGGATTCGACGTGGCGTCGTTGCGCCCGTTGGCTGACGGGATCACCGAGACCGTCAAATGGTTCCGGGACATGGAGGGGATCACATGGCGCTCCTGATTCCCCGCACCGTCCACCGCCTGTGGTTCGGCACGAAGCGGATGCCGGCCGACTACATCGCCTACGGCCGAGCGTGGGAACGCCTCGGCTACGAGCTGCACACGTGGACCGAAGCCGACCTCGGGCCCCTCGTGAACGGCGGCATCTGGGATGAGATCGGACGCAACGGGGTCAACGTCGGCGGCGGGAACCCGGCGGTTGGTCTGGCTGTTCAGCGTGCCGACGTCGTCGCCTACGAGCTGGCGTACGTGTTCGGCGGGATCGTCGCGAACTGCGACATCGAACCGCTCCGACCCCTCGACGACATGCTCGATGGCGTTGAGGCGTTTGCCGTGCGAGAGCAAGGCCCGTGGATCTCGAATGCGCTGATCGGCAGCGTGCCCGGCCACCCGTTCTGGCAAGCAGTGATCGCCCGTCTGCCGCAGCGCTATCGCCTCGCTGCCGGCCGGCCGATGAACGAGCAGACGGGTCCGCATCTGCTGACCGAGGTCGCTGCCAGCCGTGACGACTTGGCGGTGCTCCCCGAGTGGGTAGCGATGCCGTACCTGTACGGCGAGATGCACAAAGAGGGCCGGCCCGACCTGTGGGACACCCCTGATGCGCCGTATTGCGAGCATCACTGGGGCCATCAGCATCCCGAACTGCTGGAGGACTGATGGCGATCACCAACGGCTACATCACTGCCGATGAGGCGCTCGCGTATCTGCGGCTGTCGGATCAGGTCGACCGTCTGCTCGTCGAGGGATGGGTCGAGGCGGCGTCGCGCTCGATCGACCGGTACTGCATGCGCCGGTTCTACGCCGACGACACACCGACCGCTCGCACGTTCGTGCCGACCGAGTGGACGGTGTGCACCGTCGACGACATCGCCTCGACGTCGGGGCTCGTGGTGCGCACCGACGAGGACGACGACGGCGTGTACGAGCGGCTGTGGGCTGCGACCGAGTATCAGCTTGAACCGGTCAACGCTCTGGCAGCCGGCGACACCGTTTACGTGATCCGTGCGACAGGTCGTGCGTCTGGGCCGTCGTTCCCGCTCTACAAGCACACGCCCACACTGCAGGTAACCGCACGGTGGGGCTGGCCGTCAGTGCCAGCAGCAGTCAAGCAGGCCTGCTACCTGCAGGTCGGCCGACTGGCGCTGCGCCGGCAGTCTCCTGGCGGCATCCTCGTGTCGCCTGATCTCGGTTCCTCCGACCGGCTGTACGCGCAGATGGACCCGGACGCCCGAGTGTTGCTCGACCCGTTCCGCCGGTTGGAGTTTGCGTGAGCATCGCCGACATTCGGGCCGGCCTCGTCGACGCGCTGCTCGCACAGGGATCGCTCAACCGGGTGTACGACTACCCGCCGACGATCCCGATGCCACCCATGGCCCAGGTAGCGCTTGATCGCATCGACTACGACGCCGTGATGTCTGGCGCAGCGCACCGCTACACGTTCATGGTGCGGCTGTACGTCGGCCGTGTCGACGATCGTGCAGCGGTCCTCGAGCTCGACGAATTGCTTACCGCAGTGCCAGCAGCAGTCGACATTGACCCCAGCCTTGGCGGTGCTTGCGACAGCGCACGGGTGACCTCCGCACAGAACTACGGCGCCTACCAGGTCGACGCTGCCGTGCTGCTCGGCGTCGAGTTCTTGGTCGACGTCATCGCCTGAGCATCCCCCTCGCCCACCTGACCCGTCCACCGACAGGAGGCATCCATGCCGTTCACCCATGGCCGCAACGCGGCCTTCTACCTCGGCGACTCCGCTGGCACCCAACGCAACCTGACCTCGTTCGTCGACTCCGTTGACGTCTCCTGGGACGCCGACGCCTCCGAGACCACCGTGCTCGGCGTCGCCGGGCGCACCTACATCCAGGGCCTCTACACCGGGACGATCTCGTTGTCGGGCAAGTGGGACAACGCCGGCACGGCAACTCCCGACCAGTGGCTGTCCGGCTTGATCACCGCCGGCACGGTCACCCCGGCTTGGGTGTACGCGCCCGGCGGCTCGGCATCGGGCCGCCCGTTCGAGTCGGGCTCCGGTGTCGTCACGAACTACACCGTCGCTGTCCCGGTCGATGACGTCGTGACCTGGTCGGCGTCGGTGCAGGTCACTGGCGCCATCACTCGCGGCACCTTCTGACCGTTGTCGGCCTACGTCGTCGGTCTTGCCGAGCTGCGTAGAGACTTGCGACAGCTCGGCGACACCGAGGGACTGGCCGAGGTCCGTGACGCACTGCGAAGCGCTGCACGGCTCGTGGCCGACGACGCCCGCCGGCGGATCCCGGTCAAGACCGGCCTGGCACGCGACTCGGTCCGTCCGACCGTGTCAGGCAACCGGGCGTTCGTGCGTGGTGGCCGCACGACCGTCCCGTACTACGGGTGGCTCGACTTCGGGTCACGCCGGCCTCGCTCCGGTCAGCCTCGCTCGGTCGGCCCGTGGGCTCTGACCGGACGAGGCCCCGACCGGGGCCGATTCATCTACGCCGCCATCGACGACCGGATCGACGACGTCGTCCGTCTGGTCGGCAACTCCCTCGACGCATTCGCCCGGCGAAAGGGGCTCGATTGAGCTTCGCATTCCCCAGTCTTGTCGTGCGTGCCGACGACGGCACGACCACGACAGCGACCATCCGACGTGTCGACCTGATCCACCTCGAGCGTGCCGAGAAGATCTCGACGGCACGCATCGAGCTCGGGCTCGACATGCTCTACAAGCTGGCGTGGCTGTCGCTGCAGCGTGCCCGTCATCCGATGGTTGCGCCGCATCACGACATGGCCACGGTGTCACGCGACGCGCTCGCCTGCGGTGCGTCAGCGCTCGCCGAGATCGCCGAGGTCGAGGTCGATGACGACAGCGCCGAGCCCGAGGGAAAAGCTTCGGGCCAGGCAGCGCCCACTGGCTGATCGTGTCGTTGGCCGTCGAGTCGGGCCAGTCGATGCGTGACCTGATGTGGGCAGCCGAGCACCACCCGGACCTGATCGAGACAGTCGGCGCCTACGTGCGGTGGCGCAACGACCAGCAGAGGAGGCGACATGGCACGTGAAGTCAAGGTAGCAATCCTTGGCAACGCCAAGAACCTCCAGAAGGCGGTCGACGACGCCAACGGCGCGCTCGGGTCGCTTGGCTCTGCAGTCGACAAGATCGGCGGCGCGCTCAAGGGCATGGCCGTCGGCATTGGCGTCGCCGGTGCTGCGTTCGGCGGCGCTGCCATGGCGGCCAAGCCGTTGGTCGACGCTGCCAGCGATCTCAACGAGTCGATCAGCAAGGTCGGTGTGATCTTCGGCGAGCAGGCTGACCCGATCCGACGGTTCGCTGCTGGCGCAGCCAAGAGCCTCGGCATGTCTGAGCGAGCAGCCCTAGACGCTGCGTCGATGATGGCGACGTTCGGCAAGGCGGCAGGCTTGACCGGCCCGGCACTGACGTCGTTCTCGTCCGACATGGTCACGCTGTCAGGCGACCTAGCATCGTTCTTCAACTCGTCGCCGGACGAAGCGATGGAAGCAATCGGTGCTGCGCTTCGTGGCGAGTCCGAGCCGATCCGCAAGTACGGCGTACTCCTTGACGACGCAACCCTGCGGGCACGTGCGCTTGCCATGGGGCTGACGAAGGACCTCGGCTCGTCGCTGACCCCGGCGCAGCGTGCGCTCGCAGCGCAGGCGGAGATTCTGGCGCAGACGACCGATGCCCAGGGCGACTTCGCCCGCACGGCTGATGGCGCCGCCAACAAGCAACGGATCCTCGCTGCGTCAGTCGACAA